GGCTACCACCCCCCCTTCGGAGAAATCGCATGACCACCACCCAAGCCACCGTCGAAGCCATAGCCGCCCTACGCGACGACCCGACGTTATTCGTTGAGGAAGTGCTGAACGCCACCCCGCAGGCGTGGCAGGCGAAGGCGCTCAAAGCAATAGCGACGCATGATCGTGTCGCCATTAAGTCCGGCCACGGCGTCGGAAAGACCGCGTTTGAGAGCTGGGTCGTGCTTTGGTGGCTTATGACGCATTATCCGTGCAAGGTGGCGGTAACGGCGAACAGCGCGCACCAGCTATCGGACGTATTGTGGACGGAGATCGACCGCTGGGCGCGCAATATGCCGCCCGCATTTAAGGAACTGCTGGAGTTTAAGGCCGACAAAATCGCCTTAAAAGGTGCGCCGGATAGCTTCGCCGTGGCGAGAACGAGCCGCAGGGAGAACCCTGAGAGCTTGGCGGGCTTTCACTCGCCGCATATGCTGTTTGTGGTCGAAGAGGCGTCTGGCGTGCCTAACGTGATCTTTGAGACGGCTAGTGGCGCGCTAAGTACCCCCGGCGCGAAAATCATTATGTGCGGGAACCCAACCCGCTCCGACGGATATTTTTACGACGCGTTTCATAGTGACCGCGACAAGTGGCACTGCATTACCGTGTCGTGCGAAGAGGGCGAATATGTCGACCCGAAGTTTATCGCCGAGATGGCGGCGAAATACGGCGGCGACAGCAATGTGTACCGCGTGCGCGTCTTGGGCGAGTTTCCGACGCAGTCCGACGACGTGTTGCTGCCACTGCATTTGGTTGAGGACGCGGTAAAGCGTGACGTCGAGGCAGGGCCTACGACGCCGGTTGTTTGGGGGTTGGACGTTGCACGTTTTGGTGGCGACAGGTCGGCGCTTTGCAAGCGGCAGGGCAACGTAATGATTGAGCCGATCAAGACGTGGCAGAATAAGGATTTGATGGAGCTGGCGGGCATTATTTTGAGCGAATACGACGTCGTGCCTTACTCGCAGCGCCCGCAGGCGATATATATTGACGCGATTGGCTTGGGCGCGGGCTTGGCGGATCGGTTGCGCGAGCTGGATATGCCTGCGGTGGCGGTGTCGGTTAGCGAGACGGCCAGCCTGAAGGATCGCTTTAACCGGCTGCGCGATGAGTTGTTTTGGGCTGCCCGCGAGTGGTTTGAGGCGCGCGACGTGAAAATACCGCAGGACGACACGTTGATTGCCGAGATAACTGGCGTCAGGTACAAATACCTGTCGACCGGCAAGTTAAAGGTTGAGAGCAAGGACGAGATGAAGCGACGCGGGCAGCGTTCGCCTGACGTGGCTGACGCGTTTGTGCTGACCTTCGCGGGGCAGGGTGCGGTTGCTGGTGGTTACTCTAGGGGTTATAATCACAATCGCAGTTTGAAACCTAAAAACAGTTGGGTGGTTTGATGGAAAAAGTTAAGGCCTCAAGATATCGCCCTGAAGGCATTAGCGATGAGGAGGCATTTAACCAATCTCCGGTCAAGGTTGCTTATGATGTCTTAGGGCCGTCGTTTCTGAAAATGCCAAAGGCAGCGCGCTCGCACATTATGGAGCTTGTCATTTCAGGCGATTTGACAGCAGATGAGATAAAAAGCGCCGCAGAATATGCACTTCCTTATAACCCGCTTTTTGGCGAGCCTGCTGACGGTGACTTTGGTGAGTTTATGCAAGGGTACAAGTCTTACGGCCTTTTGGCTGACCCTTTGCAAATGTCTGAGGAAGAGTTTTACAAGAGAATGTTTGGCTACGATTATGAGACCAAACAAGAGATGATGGGCGGCGTCCCACTAATGCCTACGGACAATCTGCCCCGCCGCCCGCCTCAGGCTTTTGGCGTAATGCCCGGCGAATTTGGGGTTGTGCCGCGTAAGGAAAATATTTAATGAACGGTTTGTTATCCCCAGACGATATGATGCTCGCTGGGCCGCAGGGTGCGCCAAGTTTTGATGAGGGCGCTTTCCTAAGCTCGCTATATGGTATGGGTGACTACTCTCAGCCGCACTTCCTTTTGCCGATTGCGAATGTCGGCGGCGAAGTTGTGCCGAGCTTTCCCGGCTTTGTTCAGACGGCTGCAAGAAACGTGGCTCGTTCTCAGGGCGAGTTGCCGATTACAATAGACCCAGAAACCGGCTTGCCAACCGAAGACGTGCTTATGGACGCCTTTGACCTTGCTGGTGCAGTGACTGGGGGTGGTTTACTTATGGATCGCCCCGCAGGCTCTATCGGTATGGGCGGGCGCATAAAGCCACCCACAAAAACTGAATTAGACCCGCTTGGGTACGGTGCTGTAAAGATAGACCGCCCTGTTTCAGATATTGACGTCCGTATTATGGGGACAAACCAGCCTAATCTTCCGCGTAAAGCTATTACGATTGAAGACTTACAGGGTAAGGTCTTGATGCCTTTTTACGGCGACAAAAGTTCAAATCGCGGTCTTTTAATGGGCATTGACGAGACTGACTTGGCGCGCCCTGTTTTGCTTGAGGGTGGCCCTGACTTTATGGTTGGCCCTGCCGCTCAAGCAGAAAACGCTATCTGGGCGTCTGGCAAGGGTGTTGTGTCGACGCTCAAAAATAGAGCGCAACAACTTGCAGAAGAAACCGGCAAAGACATCGTTGGAACCACAATAACTATGGCACCAAATGCTGTAGACTTTACGACCTTTATGTCTCGCGCTTTGGCCGAGCAGTTGCCAGCGGCCAGCATTACAAAAAAAGCGATGAAGTCATTTGATGTCGAAATGAAGAAGGTTGACAAAAACTGGCCGGGTGCAGGGTCAGAAAACCTTGGCGACTATCTGGCAAGTGTTTCCCCAGATATACGGAAGTCTTTTGTTAGGTTGATGGACAAGAAGCCAGCTCAGGAGGCTGGTTTCCCAAGTGTAGGCAAAACGCGCGTTGCGGTTACTGAGCGTGATTTGCTCGATGTCCCTGCTGGACGCGTTGGGTTTGCTATGGGACAGATAGACCCAACCGCCGCCCCTGTCCTTGACCCAAGGGTTCCTCACGGTACCTATGATGCACAAATACTTGGCAAATACCTTGGCGGTCTTGAAACCCCAATACCTCAGGGCTTGCTCTTTAGAGACGCATACAAAGGTATGGAAGGCAGGACATATTTTAATAAAAAACTTGGCCGAGATGTGCCGTTTTCAGAGGCCACTAAAGCCTATACTATGAAAACGCAACTACCCGGCCAAGTTGTCGATCAAGAACTAGTAGACGCAATTATGCAATATTCACTGTTGGGCAAGTAACATGAACTCCGGCGGTTCTTCCATTTGTTCTATTCCTAGCGCGTCGCATACTAGCGCGTCGATTTGTTCTGCGTCTTCAAGTGATAAATTGCCTAAAACCATTGCGCGCAGCACAATGATTTCGCGGTGTTCTTGTGGTGTGGTTTCAATTTTCATAATGTGACCCCTTATGTAAAAAACAGATTATATACTATATCGAAGTGATAGCAAAGGTTAAAATATGCCCCCACGCAAGCCAAAAGACCCCCGACTAGCCAACGCTGGCGTCTCCGGTTACAATCAACCGAAGCGCACGCCCTCGCACCCGACCAAGTCGCACGTCGTTGTGGCGAAGTCTGGCGATCAGATTAAGACGATCCGCTTCGGGCAGCAGGGCGTGAAGACCAACCAGACGGTCGGCCAGCGTGAGGCGTTCAAGTCGCGCCACGCAAAGAACATAGCCAAAGGCCCTATGTCTGCGGCATATTGGGCTAACCGTATTAAGTGGTCGCCGAGCAAGACCAAATCGAGTTCAACCAAGTGGAAAAAGGGATCGTAATGGCAGCGGGTATTCACTATTTCCGTGACGGCACTAAATATCGTGGTGCCGTGCATAAGCACCCCGACGGCACGATTATGACTGGCGCGCGTATGACACCAGCCAGCAAAAAGGTGTTACACTTTAGTCAATTATCAGACGCAGCTAAAAAGAAAGCGAGGAAGAAATAATGGGATACGGTAAGAAAAAAGGCGGAAAGAAGTCAGGCGGCGCAAAGCAGGTTTTGGGTAAATACTGCTGATGTCGCTCTACCGCAATATCGCAAAAAAGCGCGCCCGCATTAAGGCTGGCTCCGGCGAGAAGATGCGAAAGGTCGGCGCTAAGGGCGCGCCAACCGCTGCCGCATTTAAGGCGGCGGCTAAAACCGCGAAGAAAAAGAAAGCGAAGAAAGCATGATTATTTGTGAAAATTGCCCATATAAGGGTCGGTGCGAAATAAAGCAGCGCTGTATTCAGGGGAAAAACGCAATGCCGGACATGACGCCCGCGCCTGCGCCGTCTAAGTTTGTGCAGACCAGCAAGGGTACAGTCGAGACCGCTGGCAAGCGTGGCGCACCGATTAAGGGGTCTAGCAAGGGCGCGTCAAAGAAGACACGCAAGGTCACTGAACATTGATTGTGAGGCGTCCATCAGTGGCGCGAATACGCAGGCCGCAGCCCCCCATAGAACCTGCGCGGGATTTGTGTAATAATACACAATCGACTAAACCAAAGCCCGCGCCTAAACGCGCGGCAAAAGGTGCGAAAAAAAATGGCAAAGATGGATGACTACCAGCTCAGTTCGATTGTCTCAGGTGAGATAACCGACGCGCTAAACCACTTCGACAGCGAATACACCCAAGAGCGCCTACGCGCTCTCGACTTCTATTTGGGTGAGCCTCTTGGCAATGAGGTCGAAGGCCGCTCGGCTGTAGTCGCCACTGAGGTGGCTGACACCGTCGAGGCCATCATGCCCAACCTGATGCGCGTCTTCACGGCAAACGACAAATATGTGCGCTTCGCACCGCGCACCGCCGAAGACCAAGAGGCGGCAGAGCAGGCATCCGATTACGTCAATTACATCATCACGCAGCGCAATGACGGCTATAAGCTGCTGCACACGTTTTTCAAGGACGCGCTCTTATTCCGTATGGGCGTCATAAAGTTCTTCTACGAGACCAAGGAAGAGGTCGACGAGGAAGAGTATAGCGGCCTGTCTGAGGACGAGCTGGTCATGCTGATGAACGACCCCAACGTCGAGATCGTCGAGCAGTCCGAAACTGTTATGGAAAGCATCTACGACGACGAGAGCGGCGAGACTGTGCCGCTTCGTTCTGAATACGATCTGACGGTGCGCGTGACGCGCGAAGAGGGCGAAATCAAAGTCATCAACGTGCCGCCGGAAGAGTTCCTCGTGAACCGCCGCGCCACGTCACTTGAGGACGCGCACTTTATGGCGCACCGCACCACCCTCACCGTCAGCGACCTTGTGGCTATGGGCTACGACCGCGACGAGGTCGAAGAGTATGCCGGCGAGGACGAGCTGAAGGTTGAGGACGAGGTTAGCAACCGCTTTCAGGATTTGGAGGCGTCAACCGGCGTTGATCCGTCTGACCCGACAATGCGTAGCGTCGTCTATTATGAGTGCATCGTTAAGATGGATTACGATGGCGACGGCATTGCCGAGCGCCGCCGCATTTGCGCGATTGGCTCTAACGGCCAGCACATCCTGCACAATGAGCCGTGGGATCACATTCCGTTTGCCGTTGCCTCGCCTATCCTGATGCCGCACCGCTTGGTCGGTCGCTCGATCTACGACATGACCGAAGATTTGCAGGTGATTAAGACAACGCTGATGCGTCAATATCTGGACAGCGTCTACTCTTCAACCTTGCCGCGTATCGCCGCTGTTGAGGGGGCTGTAAATCTGGACGACCTGCTCGATGCACAGGCTGGCGGGATTATCCGCGTGCGGCAGCCCGGCATGATCCAGCCGCTGGCTGGCGCGTCTGTTGGCGCTGAAATCCGCCCGCTGATGGATTATCTGGATACGGTAAAAGAGCAGCGCACCGGAATGTCAGCCGCATCCCAAGGCCTCGACGCCAACGCGTTGCAGTCGTCGACTGCCTCAGCCGTTGCCGCCACAGTACGCGGCGCGCAGGTTAAGCTGGAGAGCTACGCGCGCACAATGGCTGAGACCGGCGTGAAGGATTTGTTTAAGGGCATCTTGGCGCTTGTCCTGAAGCACGACAACAAGCCGCAGATTTTGCGCCTGCGTAATAATTTTGTGCCGATCAACCCAGCCGAGTGGAAGTCGCAGTTTGACACGATTGTGCAGGTTGGGCTTGGCACGACTGACGACGAGACCAAGATTGCGTTCCTGACGCAGATTGCGGCGAAGCAAGAGCAAATCCTAATGCAGCTCGGCCCTGATAATCCGGTCGTGACTATGGCTCAGTACGTTGCCACCCTGCGCTCGATTGCGGAGATCGGCGGATTTAAGGATGCCGACCAGTTCTTCAGCTCGCCGCAGATGGTGGCGCAGAAGATGGCGATGAAGACGCAGCAGCCTCCGCAGCCTGATCCGGCTATTGCCGCAGCGCAGCAAAAGGCGCAGCTAGACTTGCAGCTCGCGCAGCAAAAGGCTGAGGCTGAGATCGCGCTGAAGCGTGAGAAAATGCAGGCGGATATTCAGCTTGAGCGTGAGAAGATGCAGATGGAAATGGAGCTTCGCCGTATGGAACTATCGGCTGAGGCTGAACTTCGCGTGGCTAAGGCTATGACCGACGCCGAGATATCGACGAATTTGCCAAGGGCGCAGTAATGGGATCGCAGGCTAATCGCGTATTTAGTGAGGTGGTATATTTAGCCAGCTTTTTCGATTATTATAATAATTGGAGAATGGTGGCACTAAAGCGGTTTTTCTTACAGCCCATCGAAAAGGGGCAGTATTTTTTGATAAGGGAAAACGACAAGCCGGTGGCGTTTTTCTCTTACGCGTTTGTCGGCGACGAGGCTGTAAAGCAGCTTGTGGCTGGCGAGCGCTCAATAGGTTTCGATGAATGGAAGACTGGCGACAACCTGTTTATTCCAGACATCGTCTCGCCATTTGGACTAAAGGCGAGCTGGGTTAAATATGTCAGGGATGAACTTGGCAAAAGGTATGGCGACAAAATTAAAGGTCAATGGTTGAGATCATTGAAAGGAAGGTCAGGTTATGCGTTCACGCGATCTAATTGATGGTTTTGACTACGGCGAGTATATGCAGCGCCAGATGTTCTGCTTTGGCTCTAGTGAGGACACTGATAGCGGTGCTGATAGCCGACCCACATATTCTGGAAATTTGGATTTTTCTGAAGAGGATTATTCCATCACCAACAGCGTAGCGTCGACGTCAGGCCCTACTGGTAATGGTGGCAACGACAGCTACGACACAATCAGCAGAGCTGCCGCAAAAGATTTTGGCACTCCTGACCCAACACAGGAACAAATTACTCAGTCGCGTGGATTTGATACCGGCACTCAAGCGTCCCGAGACGTTATTATGGGTATCGGTCAACTGTCAGAGATTGACGCGCTAAAGCAATTAAATGCAGACCTTCAAGACCTTTCTAGGCGTGAAGCTAAGGCCAAGGCAATGATGTCTTATAACCCTGTCGCTGGCTATATTGCCCTGCAAAATGTCAGAAATCTCGCGGCAACAGCAGCAGGATATCCGCAGGGTCTCCTTAGCTCTATCGGCATTACACCAAGAGAAATCGGCTCCGGCTTAGACCCATCTGCTTTAGCTTCGTTGCAGTCTCGCAATTTACGCGGGCCAACAGGAAGAGACCCATTTGGCAGAACGACATCAGGTATTATGGCAATTACTGATGAGTTTGGAAATGTAATTGTGGGTGTAGACCCCAGAGGGGACAGCATAAACGCAGGCGACAGAGACGACGGCACACAAACTGTCAAACCAGTAAATCCTGTCACCGGCCAATGCGACGCTGGCTACATCTTTGACGAGCAGCTAAACGCTTGCCGTTTAGACACACGCGGCGGCGCAGGCGCTCCCGGCGATGTAGGCTCAGTCGTGCCGCCGGCAGATGGCGCGTATGCGCGTATGGGCTTGCTCGACGTGGCACCTACTGGCCTGCCGCAGTTCCAGCAGCAATATGGCGCAGGCTTTGGCACGCCTCAGGACTTTGCGGCAGCCAACCTTAATTTCCGGCGTCAGGGCGCGACATACCCGCAATATTTCCAGCGCCCACCACAACTGTCGGGGTACACACTACTTTCGTAAGGGGAGACTATGGACGAACATAAGGTGAGGGATAAGCAGGCCAGAGCTGAGAGGGCTGAGGCACTGCTTCGCAATGAGTTATTAAACGAGGCGTTTGACTATCTGGACGAGCAATTTACAGCGGCTTGGAAGAGTAGCGACGTCAAGGACACGGAGAATAGAGAGCGAGTTTATTATTTGTCTCAATCCCTCAACGCTTTAAAGGGGTATTTTCAAAGTGTTATAGAGGATGGTAAGTTAGCAGAAGCGCAGCTTGACGATTTCAGGCGGCGTGCAACTGTAACAAAATTAAGGTGATTTAATTATGTCCGACAATCCAGCAGGAACCGGCACTATTTCAATGAATGATGCAATTAGCCTTCTGAGCAATCCTCCAGTGGATAATGCAACAGAAGAGCGGCCTGAGACCGAAGATCGGTCTCAACAGCCTGAGGCAGAGGCAGCACAGTCTGAACCCGATAACGTCTATGAGACGCCGGATGAGGAATTTGTGGATGATGATGCCGATGACGGCGAAGAAGACTACGACGATGATGAATACGACGCAGACGACGAGGAGCCTCAGCAAACCTACAAAGTCAAAATAGACGGCGAAGAGGTAGAGGTAGACCTAGACGAGCTGCGAAACGGTTATCAGCGCCAGCGGTCTTTTACTAAGAAGTCGATGGAACTTGCCGAGCAGCGCAAAGCCTTTGAGGCTGAGGCGGCTCAAACAAAGCAACTCCGCGACGCTTACGCGCAGCAACTTGATCTGTTGAGCGCCCAAATCCGTCAGACAGTCGAACAAGAACCTGACTGGAGAGCATTAGCCGAAACAATGAGCGAGCGTGACTTGTTTTTAGCCAAGACCGAGTACGACCAGTACAAGGAACAGCAAAAGCAGGTTGAAACCGAAAGGTATCGCATCGCACAAGAGCAGGCATACGAGCAGGAGCAGAGACTAAAACAGCACCTGCAAAATCAACGTGCCGAAATGCTCGACCGCATACCGGAATGGAAGAATGACGAGACAAGAGAATTTGAGCGTCAGGAAGTCATTAAGTATGCACAACGCCGCGTTGGCTTTAGTGAAGAGGAAATTGCAAATGCCTCAGACGCTAGGGCTATAGAGCTTTTGTACAAGGCGTGGAAATGGGACAATCTTCAGTCGAAGAAACCCGACGCCAAGAAACGTGCAAGGCAGGCACCAAAGATGGCTAAGGCAGGACGTCCAAAGACCAAGCGAGAAGTTGCTAGTCGTTCTCGGCAACAAGCGAAAAAGCGTTTTGAAAGCGCTGGAACGGTTGATGCCGCTGTTGAATTTCTAATGGGCAGGTAAGCCCGAAGGAGCAAAAAAATGGCTGTCTTTACGACCCAAAACGCGGTCGGTGAGAAAGAACAACTCGCCGACATCATCTACCGGATTGATCCGGCAGAAACACCAATTTTTTCCAATGTGAAAAAAGAAACCTCAAACGGCATTTTCGTCGAATGGCAAGTTCAGGAGCTGACCGCCGCGTTAACTATACACTGACCAGCGCGGGATAAACTGTGTGAACTCAGGGAAACCCTAAGTCGAAAGATATGGCAATCCTGAGCCAAGCCTAGAAATAGGAAGGTGCAACGACTATCCCTTCGGGGAGTACACTCAAGCGAGTGGAAGCGCACAGCACCCCAAATCGGGGTGATGATATAGTCTCATCTCATGTGAAAGCATGAGCAGTCTGTAAAAAGACGGATTAAGATTAGCGATCTTAGTTGAAGAAAATGCGGCAACGAACTACCACAACGAAGGTGCAACCACCGCAACTGCTGCGGCAACACCAACTGCACGGATTGGTAACTACCACCAAATCTCAAAGAAGGTGTTTGCTACATCCGGGACTTTGGATGCAGTCGACAGCGCCGGGAGAGAGCGGGAACACAACTACCAGAAGGTCTTGAAGGCCCTGGAGCTTCGCCGGGACATCGAAAAAGCAATCGGTGACACAGACGTTGCACGCGACGGTTCAGACCCACGCAAGTCAGCTTCACTGACCTGCTGGATGTCAAACGGTTCAGTTGGCGCAACTGGTGCGTTTGCTGTTGGTGCCGACGGCACAACAACAATCACGTCAGGAACGGCTCGCGCATTAACCCTGGCGCTCATCGAAGATGGGATGCAGGATGCGTGGACAGACGGTGGAAACCCTCGCCTGATGATCGCGTCAGCGACCAACCGTGCGAACTTCTCAGACCTGTCTGCTTCAGGCAATCTGGTGTCAAACGACGTAAACATGACTGCCGCTAAAGAAGTCACATATGTCGGGTCTACCAGTGTTTTCCTGACCGACTTCGGTACTGTTGAGGCCGTTCCATCACGCTTGTTGGGTAACGACCGGGTGTTCTTGATTGACCCAGACTTCGTGTCAATCTGCACACTGAACGGACGTAACTTCCTTGAGCAGGAACTTAGCCAGGACGGTGACGCAAAAACGTCGCACCTGGTCACTGAGTGGGCGCTCAAGCCTACCGCGCCTAAGGCACACGCAGTTGTCTACGATCTTAACGGATCATAATAAATCGGAGGGGGCGGGCGACTGCCCCCTCTCTTCTATGAGGGAGACGACATGAAACGAGTTTTGTATACCGACCCCTACACCGCCAAAGAGGTGGTAATGGATCAGCGCTCTGATGGCACGGACATCATTGAGACGACCCAGCGCTTTGACACGCTGGTAAAGCTAAACCGTCAAATGAATAACGACTACACAAAGGGCAACATGATTGGCAATACCCAGCGCCATATGCAGCACGTAGCAGAAATACCAAATGTAGTGTATAATCACCTAATCGAGACGCTCGGCACACCGCAGGAAAACCCAAAGGGCTGGAAGGCGTGGCTGAACAGTAACGAGAACAGAGATTTTAGAACTGGTGGCGGGCATATCTGATGGCAGTTGATACCTACACAAACCTCCAAACCGCTGTAGCCAATTTTTTGGCGCGCGACGATTTGACGGCGCAAATCCCTGACTTTATCACGATGGCTGAGGCGCGCATGAGCCGCGAGCTTGAAACACGCAGTCAGGAAAAGCGCGCGACAGCGTCGACTGTTGGCGGCAACGAATACCTGTCGCTGCCAACCGACTTGCGTGAGGTGCGTGAGGTAAAGCTGAACACATCACCGCTGACCGTTCTTAGCTATTACAGCCCAGTCGCTCTGGACGAGAAGTTTGCGTCGAGCGGTCAGGGCAAGCCACTTGGCTACAGCATTATCGGCGACGAGATTAAGCTGCGCCCTGTGCCAGACACGACTTACTCTTTGGAGATCGTTTACATTGGCTCTATTACGCCATTGTCAGCGGTAAACCAGACAAACAACATTCTGTCGCGCTCGCCGGATGCCTACCTTTACGGAGCGTTGGCTGAGGCGTATGCTTACCTTTTGGATGAGCAGCGTGCCTCTCAATATCTCCAGCGGTTTAACTTGGCGCTTGAGGAGATAAAAATTGACGAGGAGCGCTCACATTATGGCACCGGCTCGCTGGCTATGAGCAGCATTTACCAGCGGCAAAACACAGCAGCGGAGAGCTAAATTATGTCTGCAATGAGTGACTATCTTGAGAATGAAATTCTCGACCATATCCTTGGAACCGGCGCGTATACGATGCCGACCACAGTTTACGTCGGCCTGTCGACTGCATCGTTTAACGACGACAACAGCGGCACCGAGTTGACCGGCAATAACTATGCGCGTGAGGTGGCGACATTTACAGCCGCAGCATCTGGCACAACCGCAAATAGTGCGGCGGTTGAGTTCAACGCAGCCACCGGCTCTTGGGGTACAGTAAGCCACTTCGGAATTTTTGATGCTCTCAGCGGTGGCAACTTGTTGATCCACGGCGCGTTCACCACGCCAAAGCTGATTGCTAACGGCGATATCTTGAAAATACCGACAGGTGACTTAGACATCACCGCAGCTTAAAGGCGGTTAGATGGCAACCAGCGACCCACAACTTGAACAGCTAACTGGCAGCATAGACGCGCTGCCAGCGAGCCTCGACAGTCCTGACGCTCTGCCGTGGTGCAACCCCACGATGGATCAGTTGGATAGTTGGGGTACGCTTGAGCAGCTAGACAACTTCGGATATACGCTGGACGAGATTGGCACCGGAGACCGCCTGTGCGTTCTTGTTGCTGACGGATCAGCGTCTGTGGCTGTTACAGCTACCGGCGCTATGCTATTTGCGATTGAGTTTGACGCGAGCGTAAATGTTTCGGCGTCTGCCACGGCTGCGCCTCAACGCGTGCAGCATTTTGACGGCGCTGCGGCTGTTGCCATAACATCAACAGGAACAGCAAATCGCATACAGTCTATGTCAGCGTCAGTCACTGGCGCGGCTGGTGTTACGGCTAACGCCATCTTTATCGCATCTTACGGCGGCAGCGCCACAGTCGCCTTTAACGCTACGGCTCAGGCATTTTTGGTATACGCATTTGAGGGTGACGCCACCGCAGCGATTACATCAGCGTCTGCGCCGGTTGGCACGTTTGCGATGTCGGGGTCGGCAAATGTCGCGGTGAGTGGTACAATCACCGGAGAAATATTAGGCGAGGCGTGGACAGACACATCAGACACTGCCGCAATTTGGACTGACACTACGGACACACCGGCCATCTGGTCGACTGTGACGTCTGGCGCAACAGGAGTTTGGTTAGGGCAATGATTACGTTTGGTGAATGGCTGCCAGATCAGCCCGACTTCTCAAATGCGGGCGTCGTTGAGGCGACAAACGTTATTCCTGCGGCTAACGGATACCGCAGTATGCCCGGCTTTGTGCAATACTCAACCGCCGCATCAAACACGATATTAAACATATTCGCGGCGAAGCAAAACGACGGCTCAGTAAAGCTGTTTGCCGGTGATAGCGCCAAGCTCTACTCTTTCAATGCCGGAACTAGCGGCCTCGACGACATAAGCAAGGCAGGCACGCCTGCCTATGATTTGGTCAGCGGTGAGCGTTGGCGGTTTGTCCAGTTTGGCGACACAGTTATCGCGTCTGGCGGTATTGGCGAAGAGCTGCAAAAATTCCAGCTTGGCACCGATACTGTGTTTTCTGATTTGTCCGGCACGCCGCCAAAGGCTGACTTCCTTGCCGTTGTGCGCGACTTTGTGTGGACGGCCAACATCGACGAGGGTTCAGGGCGTGTGCCTTATAAGGTTCGCTGGTCAGGGTTTAACGACATAACGAGCTGGGTGGCTGGCACGGATCAATCTGATTTCCAAGAAATACCCGACGCTGGTGCAATTACTGGAATGGTCGGCGGGGAATACTGCACGATCCTGATGGAGCGTGCGATTGTGCGTGCTACCTACACAGGCCCGCCACTAATCTGGCAGTTCGATAAGGTTGAGACGGCGCGTGGCTGTCAAGTTTCCGGCTCTGTCTGCAATATCGGGCATATGGTGTTTTACCTGTCAGACGACGGCTTCTATATGTTCGATGGCTCTCGCTCTCAGCCTATCGGCGCGGAGAAGGTGAACCGCTGGTTCCTAGAGGAAGACTTTAATATCTCCTACAAAGACAAGATGACCTCAACCGTAGACCCGCAAAACCAGATTGCGGTTTGGTCGTATGTGTCGAACAGCTCGATAGACGGCACGCCAGACCGGCTGCTAATTTACAACTACGCCTTGGGTCGCTGGTCTCTGGCAAACGTCAAAAACGATTTGATTGCGCCGTTCTTTACGCCGGGCTACACGCTAGAGGATTTGGACAACATCAGCACCAGCGTAGACGCCCTGCCAGCGTCTCTTGATAGCGCATTGTACAAGGGCGGGCAGTTTTTATTTGGCGGCGCTCTGGGCGCAAATATACACGCGTTTTCTGGCGATCCTTTGCAGGGCATAGTGACGACAGGTGAGGCGGCTATTCAGGTTGGAAACCACGCAATTATTACGCGTGTCTATCCTTACCACGAGGGCGGCTCCGTTGAGATTTTTGTCGGGTTGCGCGGCACGCCGACTGACCTTGTCAACTTTATCGCTGGCGGCAGCACAAACGTCTCAGGTTTTGTGCCTTTCAGAGCGCATGACCGATATCACCGCGTAAAGATGCTACTTAGCGGCGACTGGTCATACGCGCACGGAATAGACTTAGACGTTAGATCGGTGGGCAGACGATGACTATTGAACAGCGCGTTACTAACTTTCGCACGTTAAATCCAATCACGGCTACGACACGCGAAATTGCCGAGGTTCTAAATCGCACGATTAACGGCGGCTTGAACAGCGTTGGCTATGTGACGTTTCCATCAAGCAGCACTCAGGTAACGGTCAACGATCCTCGCTATTCAACATCTAGCCTAGTGTTTTTTACCGGCGTTGACCACGACCCTTGGCACCACAACCCATACATTGATAGCACCAGCACAAACGGTACTATGGTCATCAACTATCAGAACTCAGGACACGATGCAGACTTCGCCTACCTTATTATCGGCTGAAGACCGGATGGGCGCTCAGTGGGAGCGCTGCTACAAGTGGATCAGCGACGCGCTAGATTACGCTGGCGACACGCATTGTATGGAGGATGTGTACCACGCCTGCGCGACTGGCAAGGCGCAGTTCCACCCGCTAGAGAAGTCTGCTATTATAACGGAGATAGTAGATTACCCGCAGCGGTCAGTTTGTAGGATATGGCTTGCAGGCGGTGAGCTTGACGAGTTAATGGAGGCCGAAAAATCTATCGCAGTCTGGGCTAGGTCTATTGGCTGCAACGGTATGGAGATAATCGGCAGGAAGGGCTGGCAGCGTCAGCTCAAAGATTACACCGCCACGTCGGTGGTTTTAGTGAAGGATATTAGCGATGAGTAAAGGCGGCGGATCAACAAGGACGGTTACGCAGAGCGTCAACCCACCAGAATACGCGAAGCCATTTCTTGAGTTTGGCTTATCTGAGGCGAAAGAGCTTTACGGTGATCAGCCGACATATTACCCCGGTCAGACAACCGTAGGGTTTGCGCCTGAAAGTGAAATGGCGCTGCAAGGTATCCGCCAAGCGGCTGTAACCGGATCGCCGTTTATTCCAGCTACCCAAGACGTCGTGATGCAAAACCTGATGGGTACTAACCCGCTAATGGCAGCGGCGTTTCGCCCTGTTGTCGAGCAGGTTCAAGCGCAAGCCTCAAAAGCTGGCCGTTACGGCTCAGGATACCAGCAGGCGGCTCTTGGGCAGGCGTTAGCGCCTTACGCGTATAACGCGCAGCAGGCGGCCATCCAGCAGGCTCCACAAGCTCGCGCATTTGGTATGGCTGACCTTGAGACGCTTGCGGGCGTTGGTGCAGCGCGCGAGGCGCAATCACAGGCGGAGCTTCAGGCTGATATTGACCGCTTTAACTTTGAGCAGGCTCAACCGCTATCGTCTCTTGCGAACTATATGGCGACGGTTCAGGGCGGCACGGTTGGCAGTGAAAAAGTCACGCCGTATTTCCGCAACCCGACAGGCGATTTCCTCAGCGGCCTTAGTGGTTTAGCTGGCCTCGGCAAGTCGTTTGGGATTTTATAGGTTAGGGGTTTAGGCATGAGTAATGGCATAAACACGTTCTTACGTTTGCTTCAGGGGCAACAGCAGGCAGCTCCTGTGCCTGCGGCTAATATGCAAAGACCATATCAGCTGCCCGGTGGTGGCACTCCGCCTATGGCTCTTAGCGGGCTGCAAAAGGCACAGGCGGCGCAACTTGCTCGCGGTACTGGCGGGCCAGCGCCTCGCGTCTTGCCTATGCTGGCGAATGTGGCTCAGGGCAAGTACATATCCCCGCTGCAAAAGGCGCTAATGCAGCAAGAGGCTGAACAGCCCGCAGCACCTACTACCCCGCAAGGCACTCCAGCCGCCACCACATTCGGTCAGCGGTACGCGCAGCCAACAACGCAAGCGCTTTTGGGTGCGGCTATTCAGGGTGCCGATGCGTCTGGGTGGAGTCCGGTGCCAGTGTCAACAGGTCAGGTTTTAGCGCGTATGGGCGCTGGCGCTATGGGTGGTTATCAGGCCGCTGAGGATCGCATCGCGGCTCAGAAGGCGGCGTCTCAGAAGTCAGTTATTGACCGGCTATTGGCTGAGGCGCAGTTTGCTAAAGCTATGCGCCCAGACACAACTAGCCTTATGAAAAATTTGGCCGCTGCGGGGATTGACCCAAACAGCCCAGAGGGTCAGAAAATTATAAGGGATGCGCTTACAAAGCCCGGCACGACAATTATGACAGGCGGAGAGAGTGAGTTCCTAAAAGAAGGCATCAAGTCCGGTTTTGCCACAATTAAAGAGGCGCAAAAAGACATTAAAACAGATGCTACATTGGCTCCAAGGGTTATGCAAATTATTGATTTGATAGAAGGCGGGGCTGAAACAGGTAGAATACAGAGTGCCACGATGGGATTGCGCCAACTTGGCAAGGAGTTGGGTTTCTTGTCAGAAGAGCAAGTAAGCAAATTGCGCGACCAAGAGGTTTTGAGAAGCGCAATGTCTTATATGGTTCCAAGAATGAGGGTCACAGGATCAGGCGCTTCATCAGACAGAGATATGGAGTTTTTTGCTCAGGCGGCACCTATGATGACCAATACCCCAGAAGGGAACCTGATAATAGCTAAAATGTTTAAGCAGCTAATGGATTACAACAAGAAGCGGCTAACTTTAATGGGCAGCACGTTAAAAAAAGAAAAGAACCTTCTTGGGTTTGAAGAGGCGGCTGACCAACAACTTGGTGCATTTTACCAAAGAGCAAAAACCCAAAAAGAGCTTGATGATCTTGTTGAAAGCGGAGCCATAAAAGAAGGTGATGTTTTCTATAATGGCCTTGCTGGCGAGTTCCAGATTTTGGGGAGAGACTAGATGGCTTCAAAATACACATTATCGCCAACCAAAAAACTACCAGCGGCAGGCGGCGGAAGAACTACAACAGATGTTCTTTTTGATGTTGGTAGAGCGCTTGCTCAGGGGCTTACTTTTGGAACCGCAGATGAGGCTGAGGCTTTCGTTCGATCAAAGTTTATGGAGGGTGGCAAGTCTTATGAAGAGGAACTTGAAAACATAAGGGGCGACATCAAAGCGTATAGCGAGGCTCACCCATACACATCTTTTGCCTTAGAGCTTATTGGTTCACTACCAACAGCTATAGCTGGCGGGGCGGGGTTGGCTAGGTTGGGCGTAAAGAGCGGAGCCAAGATTGCTGGACTAGAAGGTGCTGCATATGGCGCTGGCGCAGCAGAAGGTGATGCTGGCGACAGAGTTACTGGGGCTTTGACCTCTGGAGCCTTTGGCTTGGCGGGCGGCAAGTTGGCAGAAAAAATCACACCAACTGTCAGCGCAGCCGCAAAATCTATGATTGATAAAGGGTATTCGCTAACTCCCGGTCAAGCATACGGCGGCGCTGTAAAGTCTATTGAAGAAGGTGTGAGCCTGCCGTTTGTACAAGATATTATCAAAGGTCAGCAGCTCAAGACCAGACAGCAGTTTAATAGAAAGACCGTTGAAGATGCTGTGGCTGGTTTGGGCGGTAAGTTACCAAAAGGCGCTGCTGGCGAGGAGCTTGTAGAAGCTGGCTCAGAGATTGTGTCCGATGCTTATGAAAGGATCATACCGCAACTTTCCGTAAACGTGACCCCTTTGATCAGCAAAGCTCAGTCTATACAAAAATCTATGAACCCAAGTGACGCCAAAGAGTTTGAAAAAATAATTATCGACCTAGTCAGCAAAAGCGTCACTAATGGCAATCTATCAAAGCAAGTTTTAAAGGATGTGGAGACTGACTTAACAGCAGAGGTTTTTGCCACTGCAAGTAAGGGCGGGAAAAAAGGCAGGATAGGCAGGGCTGTAAAAGAGCTTAGAGATGAGTTAAGAAAAGAAATAACAGCTCAAAACCCGAATGTTCCTGAATTGCAGGCCGTAAATAAAGCGTTTAGCAAAATGCAGGCTATAGAAGGCGCAAAAAAGGCTTCTGTTGGTCAGGGAGGACAATTCACTCCGACACAGCTCTTGCGTCAAAAGGGTATGCAGATAATGCCGCCAACAGCTCCAGAAAAGATAGCTGCGCGCGAGGCTAGGGATGTTATTGGAGCCACTTTAGGGTCTAGCGGAACGGCTGAACGTTTGATGCGTAGTAGTCCATTAAAGACAGCTCTTGGTGCTGTATTGGCAACCCCAACTGCATTGATGTATGGGGGAAGCGGAAAGCTCGGTAGAGGTGCGCTGCAAGTACCGGGGCGTCTATTGCAAGCAACAACGCCAATTATGTCTACAAGAGCGCCTAGTCAGATCGGTGGGCTGCTTTCCCAAGCCCAAGCCAGCTCACTCGAAGATATGGCGGCTGGCGGCAACATCGTGGGCTACGAGAGCGGGGTTGATCGCCAAGGCAATCCGTTCACGTTTGCCAAGATGTCTGACGGTCGGGCGGTGCGCGTGCGCTAGATTTATGCTATAAATAAGGCAGTCGCCTTTAGGAGAAAATAATGGCAAGAAACTCCATCCGGGATTACAGTAACGTAAATTCCTCAAACACCGATATACAGTCCATCGACATCTCCGAGGGCTGCTCACCGGCTGGCATTAACAACGCCATCCGCGAGGTTATGGCTGACCTCAAGGATGTGTCTACCGGCGCGGTTGCGCTGGAAAGCCCTGCCTTCGATAGTGCGTCTCTGACAGGCGACCTGACCTTTGGCGATAGCGACAAGTGCATCTTCGGTGCTGGGTCTGACTTGCAGATTTATCACGATGGGTTTGCAAGTTATATTAAGGACGCAGGGACAGGTAATTTAATCATAGAAGGTGCAAACGTTGTTATTGATGGCGCAAATGGCAATCGTTTAGCATCTTTTGTTAGTGGTGGTCGTGCTGAACTACACTATGACGGAGCAGAAAAGTTGCGCACCACCAGCACAGGCGTGGATGTTACTGGCAATCTGACGGCTACAACATTTCAAGCTAATGCTGGGGGTACTTTTACAACTGCCTCTGGAAATGATTTAAACATTGTATATCCCGCTAATCGTTCCTTGTTTATTAAAGAAGACACCCAAACCCACGTCACGGTAGATAATACCGGCAACGTTGCACTAAATGGCAGTGTTCGTGACTCAACAAGGTTTACCATTAACGGAAATGTGTCCAACCCTAACCTTCAATCGTGGCAAAATACCACGTCTGGCGTTACTCACTTTTGGTTTAGAAATCCGAATGGAATTGTTGGAAGTATAGTCACTAGCGGTTCATCTACCGCCTACAACACCTCATCCGACTACCGCCTAAAGACCGCAGTCAACTACGACTGGGATGCCACCACACGCCTCAAGCAGTTACGTCCTGCTAGGTTTAAGTGGATTGCTGATGGTGATGACGCTGTTCCTGTCGATGGCTTCCTTGCCCACGAGGTAGAGGGCATCGTGCCGGAAAGTGTCACCGGCACTAAAGACGCTATGCGTGACGAGGAATACGAGGTCACACCAGCGGTGCTTGACGAGGATGGCAACGTAGTTACGCCAGCGGTTATGGGTACACGTTCAGTGCCGGATTATCAAGGCATTGATCAGTCTAAGCTAGTGCCGTTGCTGGTTAAGACCATACAAGAACTAGAAGCGCGGATTACAGCGTTGGAGGCTAACTAATGGCAAAAGATAAACTCACCGACTACGACAGCACCACGCCGTCAAATAATACGGATATTGGGGGCATATCTGTTGCTGAGGGTATGCTGCCTAGCGCGGTCAACAACTCTATTAGAGAGCTTACCAAGCAACTTGGGGCGTTTGCTGATGGCACTGATGGCATTGACGTTCTGAGCCTAGCTGACGATGACGCAAGCCACGCAATCAAGCTGCAAGCCCCTGCAAGCGTGACGGCCACCACCACCTTCACCCTGCCGGATGGCGATGGTGCAAGCGGTCAGGCGATGATTACGGACGGTGCTGGTACGCTGTCGTGGGCGGCTCCGTATGGAAACAGAAACCTCATCATCAATGGTGCTATGCAGGTGGCACAGCGTGGCGACCAATCAAGCCTTACAAGCGGTTACACTGGAGTAGATAGATTTCTCTTTACGCGCACTGGTGCGGCTGCGGTAACTGGCAAACAAGCAGGGGCAAGCGACTCGCCCCAGTCAAATGGTTTTGGTGCATCATTAGAAATAGATATAACTACCGCAGATTCATCATTAGATGCTGGTGACTTTGCGCTTGTGCGTCAAATTATAGAAGGTCAAAACTTACAAGGTTTGAAATACGGAACATCTTCAGCAGAAAATGTTGCTTTATCTTTTTGGGTTAAATCTCCGAAAACGGGAACGCATATTGTTGAACTGTACCATTACGATGGCA